AATGGAATTTCAGGCATCGACCGACCCGTGATGGACGGCATAACGAAATCGCCCGGGATAGGCATCGACATATCGTTGACCTTTACGCATACCTGATACGGCGCGTCGAGCGGCGGGCGTACCCATCCGCTCTCCAAACTATCGGGAGTGCCTCGCGTCAGGATGCGGTGCTTGCGCTCCGTGACCCACGTAAAGCCTTCACGCTGGAAACCCGACTCGTCGATCACGACAAGATCGAGGATGTTGCGGCCCTCGTCGCGACGACCGGCGTCCCAATTGATGATCCGCTCGGGATCGTAGAATGCGATGTACGGCATCGCCTGATATGGATCGACGCCTGTAGGCGCATCGACCAGCAATCCGCAACGGCCCTTCGTCAACTGCGCCTCGTTGATGCGGCGCAAAAGCATCTGCAAGCCTTCGCCTTGGATGGTCGCCTTGTCCATCATCGGCGCGAGCCGATCCGGTAGTTGGATGACGGCGGGCTTCATGTGCATGATGCCGAGCATGGCCTTCACGGCGTCGCGAACAACGTCGTGGTAGTAGGCTCGGGTCAGGTAGGCTTCGTAGTCACGCCAGCCGGGCGATGACGGGGTTGTCATGCCGTCTTGGATCATGGCTTCGGACGGCGGAAGGTAATCAAGGCGCTTGCGCTTTACGGCGCGCTCGCCCTTATACGTGTCCGCCATCTGTATCCATTCCCCGACTTTTTGAACGTACTCGGGGTGTTTGTCATCAATAGCCATGGCTGTCTCTCCGGGGGCGATTGGTCTTTAACCACGTTTCAGGCCACAGATCAAGCTCCTACTCGACCCGAGCGCATCGTGCCCGGATCGTACCGCAGCATATACCGCATTTCATCGCCGATGTGGTCCTCTGTGTCGGTGTCAACATCGTCCAATTTCTTCTCGTCTCGGGACAAAACCGGCACCGTCCGCATCCATTGCGGGCACCGATCTGCAACGATAAATAGGCCCTTTTCCTCGCGGACGCCGCCCGGCGGGCGCTTGGTGGCCTTGAGTCGTTTCCGAGCCTGTTCCCACCCCTGTTCGCGGGAGCCGGGGCGCTTGTCGGCCCGCTCCCAAATGATGCCGCGCCAGCGGTGGCCGTTGATGACGCACGGGGACTCGAAGTCGCTGGCGACGGACGGCCGCCCATCCTCCTCCGCGAAGATGCTTGTGTCCGCCGGGCCGCGCCGCACCCGGCATGTGCCAGCGTTTGTGTCGCGCCATCCGCGATCAATCTCGTATTGGATTATTTCGGCCTTGATGTCCGGAATTTGCTGCCGACGCCCAACATCGGGTTGATCTTTTTGCCATCCGTATAGCTCGCCGCAACGGAAGTAATCGCCCGGCCGAGTCGAGAGCACGGTCCCGTCAGTGAACGTCAGGTCCTCGCCATTGCTCGCTGCGTACCAGCCGCAGGACCACGGTTTCGACGAACCGTGGTCATAGGCGCGATAGATGCGCCAGTTCATCGGCACTTCAAAATCCTTGACGACAACCGTGTCGCGATGCGTCGCCCAAATATCATCGAACATGCCGCCAGCGGCAATGTCCCACGATCCGTAGAGCCATGCGTCAAGCTCTGCCTTGTTGCGCGCCGACGCTTTCAGTTGGTGGACATACTGCGGCTGCACGCGCATGAGAATGATGTTCTCGCGCAGCGCCCCGTGGTATGCCCGACGCGGTGGCGCGGGAATGCCGTCCTCGTCAACCGCTCCGGTAATGAGCGGCCCGGCAATCTTCCAAATATCGCCACGGTCGTCGCGACCCACCTTGATCGGCCAGTTGTAGAGACCGTATCGAGCTTGAACCCAATTGTGCCCCTTGCCGTAGGGGTTCGTGGTCGAGCGAATGCGTTTCGGGATGTTCTTGATCGACGAACGGACGACTGACTGCATCCGCTTGAACGGCTTGTCGTCAGCCCACAGCGTCAATTCTTCCCACCCGAGCCATGTATAGTTCGTGCCGTGGTGTGCGTCGTAATCATCGACCGTCGCAATTGGCCGGAAGTAAAGAAGCTCGCCCGTGGGGAACTGCCAAAAGTATTTAATCTCGTTGTAGAAGGCGTCGGGCCACAGACGCTTGATCCACTTCTTGCTCATGGCGATCACGTCGGCCAATTCCGGATACGTGCGCCGGATAATCATGCCCTTCCATTCAGCGCCGTAGCCTTTGCCGACTTCGGAACAGAAGTCCATCAAGAGTGTGAGCGTCTTGCCCGGGCCGCGCGTCCCTTCGTAGAGAACCTCGAATTCCGGCGCGACCAAGAACAATTCTTGCGATCCGGGCAGCGGTGCCCAAATCGTTTGCTTTTCGTTGCCGTAATCATCAAGGACAATCGGGAAGTATTCGTTATTTTCCTTCACGAAAGCCTTGATGATTGACCGGCGGGGGACTTTCGGCAAACCATCATTATCACCCGGGAGGAGGAGAGCCATCACTCGTCCTCCACTTCACGGAATTCAACATCCAGCGGAGCCGCGAGCGTCTGCGTCTCTAGCTCCTCAATTTCTTTCGAGTCCTTTGCCCGCATCCCGACGACCATCACGCCGCCACGGAAGTTGACATCGAGCTTGTCGTGTGTGCCCCAACGGTCGCGCCGGTAGGCGCGCAGCACCTTCTCCATGACTTCGGGGTCTTGATGTTCGATACGTTCGGGGATTGGCTTGCCGTCGTCGTCAAGAAGATATGCGTCGGGACCTGTGAGGCCCAAGCCCGACAGTGCGGGATCAATTTGATAGATCACGCGGCCTTTGTCGGAGAGGGTTTCGTAGTAGCCGTTGACGGCTCGACTGACATACGCATCCTCAACCATCTGAATAGCGGCGTCGCGGCAGTCGGCGAAGTGTAGATGAAATCTCTTGGTCTCCTCGCCATAAGTCAGGTCGAAGCCGTCGCCCGGCGCGCCCTTCTCGCTCTTGACGAGGTAATACTTCAACGTCGTGACGCTCAGTCCGGCCATGTTGCAGGCGCGGCTGATCGACGGAAATTGGACAACGTAGTTGAGCAATTTTGTCAGGCGCTCGGGGCTGTTCTTTTTGCCGACAATTGTGCGGCTACGCGACTCGCGCATAAGCTCCCGGCCCGTAGTGGGCGTATCATCCTGTCCCATGACAGCACTCCAATTTCAGTCGCCGGACCATTCCGACGTGCGCGGCCATCCGCGCGGTGTATTCCGTCTGCGAAAAGTATCGAAAAGCGTAACATTACGCGTCTCTGATATACCCTTCGATTTCCTTCCGATCTTCTCGAACCTCATACCGCTGGTCACGGATTATGGCGACCACTGGCTTCTTCGACAGCAAAACCTTATCCTTGCCAAGCCGAACAAACATCGTCCGCCCGTTCAAAGCGTGTACGCAAATCATCGGCGTCCGCATTGTCGCCTCGTATATTAGGCATCCGACATTCCATGGGGCGGATTGCTGTGTTTGAGAGGCGATGCGGACGGGTGGGTGCCGACTGACGGCGTATCGAAGTGCGTTGTCACGACCGGCCGATCCGGTGTCGGGCCGCCGACCGGCGGGGGTCCTTGCGTATCCTGCCCGGGCAATGCCGGGGCCGGTCCCGAACCGGGCGCGCCCGATCCAGCCGGAGGACCCTTAGTGGTCGAGGCGGCCGGTGCTCCGGCCGTGGTGCCCATGGCGCTCGCTTCGGCGAGCGTCATCGAGGATGCTCGTGAGGGCGCGTTCGACGGGATGGTGGAGGCCATGTCAAATCCTCTTGCTGTGCAGGAAAGGAACGGCTCGAATTTTCTTGACACCTTCGAGTGCCTGCGCGGCCATTCGATGATGACCGTTATTGAGATAATACTTCTTCTTTGGGTCCGTGACCCCGTACAGGTCCCTGTTCTCAGGTGTCAGCTTGCTGACACGAACCGGCTTTATCTTCTGCCCGTCCCGAATGCCCGCCTGCATCCGTTGAACCTTCTCCATGTCGGCGTAGTCCTCAAGCGGATAGCCGGTGCTCGCAATCTCGTTGATTGGGATCAGCACAGGCTTCGGCTTTTTGGTCGCAACTTGGACCCCTTGTTGATGCGCGGGGCGACTCATGTCATCACCTGTTCCGGCGCGATCTTGGTCCCCATCTTTTCATGCGCTTGACGATAGCGCAAACTGTGCGGCGTCAGGTGCGGGAGTCCGGTACGCTCACCCTCCATCCCCTTGTGAATTTTGACGGGAGCCGATTTCGGATGGCCTTGCGAGAGCGCGCTCACCACTTCATCGGGTGTCAGTTCATTCAGGTCGCGACGCGTCGGTACGACGGCTCGGGGAGCCGGATCAAACGCGGCGATCATTGCGAGTGGTGCGACCTTCGCCTTTGCCATAACTCACTTCCTTACGTCGAAATATGCCCTCAAGAGCATCTTAACCGACTTACGGTTGCCTCAAGAGCATATCAGCCCCGCTTATCGGTTGCGCGGGGATCGTTGAGCCATGCCGAAGCTGAGCGGCGGCGAGTCAGCCGAAACCGTCCGCGTCTGCGGAGCGTTGAATTTGGGTTGCTTGTAGTCCGGGCGCGGCAACTGCTTTACCGGCTCGCGTTGCGATAGCCCGGCTTTGTCGAGCGCGCCTTTCAGATCGACCGGGAAAAGCTCGGCCGCCGCCGCACTGCGCGTCGGGTTGCTCAAATCCGTGTCCGAGCTTGCGCCCGAGTAGCCGTTCTGGCCGTACCCGTTGTTCGCGGGCAATTTTGAACCGACGATTTCTTCTGCCATATCAGCCTCCATTACCTTCGCTCATGACCGATACGCTCCGCGCGGTTGTTTCTCAATCTCGGGCGACTCGCCACGATGGCGGCCGTTTGCCGAGAGCGGTTTGCCGCCGGTCTCGTTTGGCGCGTAGGTCATACCGTCCGGCGCGTCATAGTTGGCATCGCGCGCCGTCCGAAACTGTCCCGGTGCTAGTCCCGGGTGAACTGGTACGTCGCCCTTCTCGGCGGGCGCTTCATCTGCCAGTCCGACGTGCTGCATTTTCGCAGCACTTATGGGGTCGATGTTTGGCGACCCCGTGGGAAAGTTGTTCCGGGATGCCGCGTTGGACGTGCTCCATTGGGATGCCGCTCCCATGAATGCGACGATACCCCCCGGCGCAGTGCCGCCAGTGTTTGCGCGATCCGACTCTTGCGATTGGCTCGGGCGTACCGAGTCGGGGCCTGAGTATTCTGTTCCACGTTGTTTCACCTTGTTGCTCATGTGCCAAATCCGATCCCGCTCGGATCGCGAACCGATCCATCACCTTCTGTTTCTTGAGTGTCTGAGCCTTCGGTCGGAGTCTGAGCGGGATGGATTGGCACGTTCTTCGATCCGTCCGCAATCATCTTCGCGTTGTCGGCAAGATCGTTGTGCATTGTTGCTGCGGCTTCGACAGGACTGATCCTATCAAAGCCGACAGCCGTTTTCGTTTCGGCACCTTGGGAGGCCGGGGTTTTGGCTATTCGAGCCGGGTCGTGGAAGCCGGGCGCTTCGTTGGCTTCGGCCGACCGTGTACCCTGCCGCCCGTGGAAGGCGCGCATTAGCCGTAGGCGGGACCCGGGCCGGATTTTGCCGACACTTTGTCCGGGAGCTTGGATGCGCCGGAGAGGATGGCCTCGCCGAGCACCTTGCCCGCCATGTTGGGATCGACATCCTGTCCGTCGCCGCCCTTCGCGCCCCACTTGGCCGTGAGCACTGCGGGCTGACGCCGAAGCGTCTTGCCGCGCTCGGCGGAGGTTTCGGGATCGAGCACGTCGGCCGCCGAAGCATCGGGGCCTACGCCGGGATGAATGGGAGAAATCGCGCTCGTCACACCGGACGGCGCGTTCTGATCCTTCATGCCTTCCTTGATCGCGAAAGACGTTTGCGGGTGCTTCGGAACGCCGCCCTTGCGGGCGTCGTAACTGGTCTGATCGACTTCGCCTTTGACTACTGCCACCATGGCACCCTCCTAAAAGGAATTCGTTTTCGAGCCGCAATACGGCGGCTTCGGAGCTAGGCTCGCGGAGAACCTATCCGAAATCGTTAACCATAGCAACCGGGGTTTCAGTCGGGGGCAGGAGGCGCTTAAAAACTCACGGCTTTACTACCGTGCGGGGCGGTTTTGGCAATTGAATGGGGGTGGGTTTCGGCTTGCGAACACTCTGCGGCACAACGACAACCGGGGGTGCCGGGGGCGGCTTTTTGACAGTCATAGCGACTTCTTGTGCGTCGCGGAGTGGATGCCGTGATGATGCGCAGGGAGTTTGCTGAATTTCATTCCTTTGCTCGCGCGCAGGAATTCACGCGCGACCTTGGGATTGACCGGCTTGATACCTTTCGCGCGGAGCTTGCGACGCCCTTTGGCAGTCAAGCTTTCACCCATGAGACCAGCTTGTGATCCACTCACGACCGGCATGACATGCCTCCCGTGTTCACTTCCTGTGTCCGAAGTTTGTATACATATTTCGGACAAAGGGCAATCGGAGATTTACCCGCCGAAGGTGTGCCACAGTGCCCATGCAATGCCCCCGGCAACACCGACCGCCGCTTGCGCGAGGTAGAGAGTCACGCCGATCTTGGCAAACTTCATGACTTCCTCGCCGTGTACGCTTTTTTGAATTTGACACCCTCCGGCGTCAGCATCCCCCAATTTATTTTCGGAGCTTTTCCGTTCTCAGTGAATTCCTCGCGGAGCTTGTCCATCATCTTAGTCGCGACACCTTGGCCGCGATGCTCGGGATTGACTTCAATCATGTGGATGCTGACTTGCGGCTTGTAGCCGGTAATCGCGCCGTAGTCGATCTTGCCGACGTATTGCTTTGTGTCCGTAACGAAAGCTGCGGTCGCCGCGCGGACGGTGCCATAAAGCTCGTCCCCGTGCGCGTCGCGCACGTCATTGCGAATATCATACACGCCTTTAGGGAGTGGCTGGCCGATCTGATTGATACCTTCGGCGTGCGCACCGCGCGGGTCGGAGCCGTGGCCCTTCGCGTCCTTCATGACTTACCCCCGCTTCGGACGAGCACTCGTCTCGGGCTTGCTTGGGGTTTTCGTCGCGCTGCCCTTCGCCTGATTAAGCTCGATTGTGAGCTTGTGCTTCGCCTCCGCTTGATGGGCCGCGACGGCAAGCTTTCCCTTCGCGTGTTGAGCCGCGACGGCGACGGCGGTCGGGTCCGCTTCCTTCGGCTTCGGCGGCGGGGGTGGCGGGCTGATCCACGCGACCTTCCCATCGTGCTTGCCGAGCTTCGCGCCGTGTTGGCCTGTGAAGCGCGCAACGGTCGCAGCCGTGGCCTTCGGGCCGACATGACCGCGATGTCGTCCCTTGTGGTCAACAATTGGAATGTGATGCGGGTGCAGCGTGCCGGGGGCGTCCTCCGGCTTATCGCGCTTGGGCTGCAACACATCATGCCCCGTGGTTCGGAATTCCGACTTCTTGGGCTTGGGCTGCAACGCATCGGGACCCGGAGTCCGCACTCCCGGCACCGGCTTCTTGCGCTCTAGCTTCGCCACATCGGCCGTGGTCAACATCTTTGCCATTGTTACGTCCCCGTGCCGCCGGTTTTGATGCCCACGCCGCGCTTCACGTCCCAAATCTCTTTTTGGTTACGCGCCACGCCAGCGGCTATCGCCGCCTTGCGGCTCATGATATTTTCGGATGGGTCGAGGGACATCTTTTTCGTGTCGGGATCGTGCCACAGGCCGAAGTGCATCGCCGGA